ATTACTTGCCGGAAATAGAGCAAACAAATGCGCAGGAGGATAAATGAAACTGATAGGTATAGTATTTACCCGGCTGGGCGGGATATCCCGCCTGGCTTTCGTGTATCGCTGCCAGGATGGCAGCATAAAAACAATACCGGCTGCAATATGCCGGAAAGGAGAACAACAATGACAACATGGAAATGCCATGACTGCGAATCAATGTTTGATGATCCGGATCCAGTGTTGTATCGTGCTAGACGCATCGGCAATGGCTCGGAAAACTGGGAGAAAGAAGAATACATATATGTCTGTCCGGTGTGCGGATCTGATGAAATATATGAGGCGTATTTCTGCGCCGATTGTGAGAAAGAGGTTGAAGAAGGCGAACTTGACGAAGACGAACTATGCCCGGAATGTGCAGCAAAAGCCGACGCATATGACGAAATGGTAGATCGCGTAAAATCTGCGCTTTCTACGCCGATTGACATGGAACAAATAATAAAATCAATACTAAATAAAAAGGAGAATTAAAATGAATCTCAACAAGTATCAGTCAACGTACATCGACCAGCCTGGGATGTATGTGGTCACCATCACAGAAGCAAAAAACGATTACACGCGTTCCGGTAAGGAATGCGTATTCGTAAGATTCGAAACAGAACAAAACCAATCAATAACATGCTCTTATGTCGAAGCAGTATATTTTAAGCTGTTTCGGTTGGCGCAATCAGCCGGTCTCACGGAAAGCCAGCGAGCGAACTTTGAGCCGGATATGTTGATTGGAAAAACGGTTAAAATAAAAGTAATAAGTGATGATAGTGGCCGCATAAATGTGGGCGAAGTATACTCTGCATCACTATCCGGCACGGCATCCGAATCAGGCGATGCCATGCCATTTTAGGAGGTTATGATGAACGACCTTGTAGCCTTGCAATCGATTTCGAAGGAGCTGGCGCAAAGCCGGCTCCATGCTCACCGCAATCCTGCCGATGTGCTGTTTGTGATATCGGTAGGCGAGACTCTTGGACTAAACGCCGCTACGGCGCTTATGAATATCTACAATATAAATGGCAGGCCAACAATAAAAGCAGATTTAAAATTGGCGTTGGCAAAGCGACATCCCGAATATGCCGGATGCGAGATTGATTCCAACACAGAAAGATGTATCGTAAAAATGAAGCGCCGAAATGAATACGGCACAGAAGAATCAATTACTAGCACATTCACGATTGACGACGCAAAGCGAGCCGGACTATTTCCCAAAAAAGATAATTGGCGCATGTATCCGCAACGCATGCTGAAGGCGCGAGCGATTAGCTACGCGGTAAACGATTTGTTCCCGGACATTGTACTCGGGATGCTGTCGTCAGAAGAGGCTCAAGACATTGATCGGCACACAGAAAAAACTATGGCAGAATATGAAATCATCGAAAGCGAAGCAGAAACAACAGATCGGCCGGAAGCAGAAACAACAGATCAGCCGAAGCAAACAAATGATGAGTTTGCCGAACTTATGGCGGCGACACAAGGCGTCATGCGAAACCTTGTGGATAACAAAATTGACGGCTTTGATAATGAAATTCGCAGGCATTCGAGCATCCAAAAACATTTAGGATGTAGCATGATTGCCGAATGCACAAACTTCAGTGATCTCTATGAATATCACAACCATCTCGCCGCGATATTGCGCGGTGCGAACGCAAAACCAACGATAAAAGAGCGGCAAGCAGCGCTAATTGACCGGATAACAAAATTTGCTACCGGAGAAGAATTGGAATATTGGTTGCCGAAAATCCAGAGCGCGACACGCCATGCCGCACTGGATGAAGTAGAGGAATGGCTGAATGAAAACAAAACAAGTATAGAAGGAGATTCAAAATGATCATAATGATGATATGCATAACCATTATTGCAATTGCTCTGGCGGGTTATTTTGCCCGCCGAGCGTTGAGGACTGAAGAGCGCAGGATAAGAGCGAGTTTGAAACACGCAGAGACTGAAATTGCCTTGCGCAGATCACTAAAAAACTTAGGCACGGCATATGAAAAAATCATTTAGCATAGCGTGGCTCGCTGCGGTTAGTGTGGCAGGCTTTATACCTGGAAGCAGGTGGCTGTTCTCTTCAATTATTACGTTTTCGAAAATTGCGAGGCAAATCGCAGTCGCAGCATTGTTG